TGTATTGCATAATACTCTATATACTCAAGATATGGAGTAGCTGCTTGCCTAAAATCTTCCATTTCCTTACTNAAAGGAACATTATTAACCNCTTCGTCAAAATTAACAGCATTGCATACAGCATCTGTCAAGTATGCCACCAGCCCTGTTTCTGGCGTCGGTTTGGGTGTTCGTCTCAATAATTCAGTTACTTGTGGTAACAAATCGTGTTCAAAGTGTCTCATCATTTCACTTGCCATAGTGCACCTCCTTACCTTGTTATAGCATCTTTTTATCTTACCATATCATTTGCGTCCTTTTGTATAGTACTTTGCCGTAGATTGTTCTTTTGCTTCGCAGTAGATGGCGTAAGACTGTTTCTTGTTCCAGCTACTGATATATAGCCGGGCGCATTGACGAACACGTATTTTATACCAGGTATTCTTTGGAATAGTGCCTGTAGTATGTAGTTAGATTCTCTGAGTGCTTCACCAAAAACATATTTCTCTTGTATTTTGCTAATTTCCATTTTCGCAACAATATTATGTAGAAAATCAAAATCTTTGAATTTACCTGCAGATCTAGCATCCCTTGGATCGTCAGGTGCTAAAGTATCGAGATGCAAATACTTAAGTTCTTCATCAGGCAAGAACGTCATAGTTGTGTATCATAGCTAATATTTCCCGTTTAGTATCATCACTAATTGTAGTAGCATCTAGCGTATATACACGTAATATGTCTAGTATCAACTGGTATGCTGGTAGCACCCCGTGTTGTAACAGCCTGTATAGTAATATGACTCTTTCTATTGCGTATTTGTCCAATATCAATGGGAAACTACCAATTTTGGGCGTTTCGGCGGGCTTGTTACTATGTACATTCTTTAGTGCCTGTAAATACGCAGACAGTTCTTGTTTTAGTGTTTTTTCTTGTTTTTCCTTCAAATTACTTTCAAAATCGATTTCCAAATTCAACATAAAGTTATTATACCACAATGAAGTTGTCTTTGTAATTTGCATTTAGTGAGGTTTTCACATATTTTGTTTTGTGTTAGTATAGAAGTTAAGGTATTATACCGCTTTGCGCATCCAGATTACCATCAAAATCTGCTTTCAGTATAGTATTTGCATCAACCGGTGCTGGCTGTCCGCTTTGATACGCACTCAATATTTCCGCATCTGTTCTGGCACGGTTGGAGATGCGGAGGTCGTCGATATAAGCACTATAATCATTTACGATGGATACAGTTGCAGGGAACATTGTCGCTACGCCATTGGGTAAATCCTGTTCGTACTTCACGCCGTTTACAAACAACGCCTGTTTGCCTGTTGTTGCCGACCAACGTAAGGCAATATAATACCAATTATTTGCTTCAATAGTTCCTGCGGGAGTTTGAGGGCCAGTGTTGTACGGACCGTAGTCGAATTTAGCTATTCCATTCGTACCAAAGAACAACAAAAACCTGCCATTACTTGTATACATCCTAAAAAAGTTATTCCAATCAACTACCACAAGCGGCTTTACCCAAAACTCAATCGTCCCCTCCTGCGGATTCAGCACACTCGCCGTGGGGATTGTCAGGGTTTCGGGGGAGCGGGTGCCGTCAATGAAGGAGGTGGCGTAGGGTTTTTGTTCAAGCTGGATGCGTGCTATCCGTACCCACTTGTCTACATTTACGTCGTTCACATTTTGGAGATGCCACCAAAACGGAAAGATGGGCCCGCTTGACGCTGTTACGATGGTTACCTCGTATCGCTGCCACTGAAGGCTCATAGGCGGCTTAGACTTCCATGTAGCCGAAGCAATTCCGCGGGTTGTTTCTAATTCATAAGTGAGTTCCATCGTTCCACGAGCCCAGAACGAGATAGTGTACGTTGTGTTATATGCCAAGGGGTAGGCAATGTCCGTTCCGAAATCTTCATAGTTATTACCAGAAACGCAAAGAAGCTCGGCAACATTGATAAGCTGTCCGAAAAAGTCATCCTGCTGAATAGTAACGTCTCTGTCCCAACCGCTAGGTGTCGTCCCAACATCACCGGAAAACGTCGGATTATTGGCAAGGTTCGTCGTCCCCTCCTCCACCATCAAGCCCAATACCCCATCAATAACATCAAATCGAGGCTGATTAGCAGCGACTTGCGAACCATCACTCTTATAAGCTATAGAACTACGAGTAAACGTCGGCTGAGCTACTGTCTTAATTACAAGCTTGCCATCTTCGGTCGGCTCTACATTCACCAACTCGCCACGCAACCAGTCGCTAACGTACTGCTCCACCCTTGACAATGAAAACTGCCTCTGCACTTCTCTATACCCTACACCTACTTGCACTTCAGCTGGTTGGCCTAATGCATTTACCACGGTAAACCACACTGTGAGCTCATCGCCGCTCCACTCAAACCTGAAATTCTTCACTTCAGCTGTTCTCGGATCTGTAAGCAAAGCCTCTGTAATCTCTCGTTCCAATTCCGCTTCTGTTACTGCTCGTGTAGGCTGTCTTAAGCAACTTTCAATATCAGCGCCATAATTCCAATCGTACACAACAAATGCCAGCCTCTGTGTCAATATCGCTTTTACACACCACTGCGCCCAAGCTGTCAAACCGTCTACCTCTACCACATCACCGCTACCTGTTTGAACAAAATCGCATATGTCCCAATCCCACAACCAACTTTTAGGGAAAGCTACCACTGTATTTTCTGTAGCACCCACTATATCGGGCATATCGAAACGCGGATATAAATCGCTCATGAACTCACCACCTTTGCAATTACGACAGGGTCTCTATGCTGGTTAACCCAAGCCACCAACACCCTATCGCCACTTTTAAGCTCGGGTTTAATTCTTATATTCACTTTCTCAACAGTACTCTGTTCCCAATCCCACCTTGTCTGTGCGGTATGGTATATGTCTACTCCTTCTATCGGCTTCCCTTCTTTGTCTACGGGATACTCGCCAACACCTACTAACGACCAAACGGGAAACTCAACCTGTGCAGTAAAATCAGCTATAAGATAATCGCCTTTCTTTATCGGCATTGCAAACGTATCAAGCTTCAAGCTCATATCTGGCTGTATCGTTCCTAATTCAATGCTATCGGGTTTGTTAGCTATTAAACTAATTCTTTCATTTAACACTTTAGCCAAATCGTCAATGCTTTTCTTGTTCATTTTAGCCCCACGCTCATAGTTAAACTCGTAACATTATGCTCTACGGATACGACTTGGTAATACCCATTTAACGTCCCAGCAACAACTTTCACCTTATCACCCTTCCTGATAAAGGGAACATCTACGCACCTAATTGTTCTGTCTTTCTCTGGCTGTCCGAACTCCTTCAATATCTCTTTCGCATTCTGCTTTGCATCGGCCAATGTGTCATCTGAACTATTCTGGACAATCCTTTGCAATACACCATATTTTGTGTCTCCGTCAAGAACTGCAATTAACGGTGCCCTTCCTTCCTCATCTTCCGCACCTATAATACGCACTCGTGTAACAAGATTATTGATGCTCCACCTATCCATTACCGACTGCACATTTTCATTATATGCAAACACGTAAACATCTTGATTGGACATGGCTTTTCTGATATAAACCTTCCCTTTTTCACTACGTACGATAAACTCGCCTGCTCCCTTATCTTTACCTTGTTTGAGTATGCTGTTTATCATCTCCGCAACTGTCATCTGTCGGAATACTTGCTTGGCTAATACCACGTTCGGCCCCTCTATCTTGCCAATGGGAATATTCCATGCCCTGAAAATATCTGTCAACACATCTATTGCCCTTTGTCCCGACCTATAATACCTGTCATCCTCACTCTTAAACAAGTAAATCAACTGGTCGTACGCTTCAATCTCCACACTACCCAACGGATCTGTAGACGTCATCCAATCAAACACCGTGCCCCTGAACACTTCTACCCCATTCGCTAATAGGTATATCGGTGTCCCAAGTGCTACAAGCTGGTGTATCCACTTTCCACCTACTTGCTGATTTGTCAATGTCATACTTAAATGCGCTGCTAACTCACCATCGGCATCACCAAAGGACAATTGACTAACAAATGGCGTAACATCCATTTGCTTACCGCTTGGATCAATAATGCGCACTTCATACTTTATCTTGGTAATATCAACCAAGCTTGAGCACCTGCCCGGGTTTAATTTTGTTCGGATCTGGGCCAATGACAGCCTTATTCAACTCGTACAATGTCTTCCACTTTGCACCATCACCGAGCATTTTCTTTGCTATACCCCATAGGGTATCGCCTTGTTTTACGGTATACGTTTTCGGGATACTCGGAGCTGGTCTCTGTGCACTCGCTGTAGCCTGCGTACTCGTACTCTTCTCTTTTTCTGTCATCACCACCAAATTACGTGCCTCAACCAAACTTATAGAGTAATAGCAATCGCCATGTCCACCTTTCCATGTATGGTCGAACTCTTGAATGTAACAATCCATGTTTATTGGGGTTTCTGTTATCAACAAATGAACTTTTACATTCTCTCGTCTCCAGCCTGAAATCAAACCTACAATCGCCTTGGGATCCTGCCAATCCACCACATATATACTGTTCCTCCTACTCACACCCGGGAATATACCCTCCCACCTAATCGTCGCTGGTGCAATACCTCTCGGCATTAAGAAATCGCCCAAATCAATTATGCTAACGCTGAACAACTTTGAACTTGTCATCACTTGCAATTGTTCTGGGTTCATCGGTAAATGAAGCTTGGTATTCTTCCCCGTTATGTAAAACTCCATTTATCCCACCACCATATTAGAAAACGCCTTCCTTAACTCTGGCGCTAATGCTCCCACAATCTTGTCGACAGCCTCATCTACATCAGCCTTATTGTTTATGACAACTTCACCAATTAACCCTTCGGTGTTAACATTAATGTTTACGGTACTCTGCACATTACGTGGAACAACTGACACAGTAGGAACTTCTGTTTGAACATTATGTGTTACAGTGCTATACGACATTGCCTGTACATTTTTCATTGTGTTATATGTATTATTTATCGTGGCTTGATTCATTGTGTTATATGTATTATTTATCGTGGCTTGAGTTACACTTTCTATTGGAGCCCTTCTCATCACCCCAAGGTGCTCACCTACTACTTGCCACAGCTCCACATTCTTTTTTGTACGTTCTAAAGGAATAATTGCCTCCGCTCCTCTTTCGGCTACTTCAGCTATGTGTCTCGTATAAAATATCCCACCTCTCGCATGGGCTGGTAACGGCTCTGGCTTAACTTTAGGTTGCTCCTTCATCCCTTCTATAAACCGTTCGGCTTCTTCTCGTGTCATACCCATGGACATCACAAATGACAAATATTGCTCATACTGTGCCTTTTGCTGTTCTTGAGTTACTACTGGGTTTTCCTTATAGAACTCTTCTAATCCAAACAACGATGATAAAGCAAGCATACCCCCTGCACCTATTACTGCACCTTTCCAGCCAGCTATCTTGAAACCTACTATTGCACCAAGAATTGTGATTAATTTAACATTGCTCTTTATCCCATTGAAAATCGCACTCGCAAGCTCTGTTCCAAGCGTGTAACCAAACGTTGCAAGCTGCTTAATTAACTCAGAATTTTCTGGTCCGAAAATAGTTTTGAAAAATGAGTTTATCGTTTCTTGTATCTTTCTAAATGCTTCTTGTCCCTGATCCCCCTTCAACCAATTATTTAATGCTGTCAGTACTTGGCTAAAAGCGGTAATAATTTTTTGTGTCATTGACATCTGATTCCAACCCGGCAAAGAACTCAAACTACCAAAGAAACTGATTATCTTCCTATAAGCATTCTGCATCGCTTCTCCTACCCTAACACCTGCTTTATACAATCTATCTTGGACACTCTTTAATGCATCCTCGCCTTTGGTAGCCGCTTCAACAAGTCCAAATAAGATATCCTCTACTGGCTTCAGCATTCCTTCACCGAAATATGTTATCGTCATGCCTGCAATATCCTTTAATGTAGATATCAATCCAACCAACGTCTTTGCCTGTAATTCACTTCCACCAGCATACTGCTTTAACGCTCTTAAAATTGCTTCCATAGCCTGCTTTGCTGGAATAGCCTTCTTTGAAATATCATCCAACGACTTTACGCCGAGTTCCTTCAATACATCTGTCATTGGTATTCTTAACCCTAATGTTACCTGCCTTAAGTCTTGCAAGCTTAATCTTCCACTCATAGCTATTTGAGTAAATCCAAGCATTGCACCCTTTAACCCTTCCATACCCGCACCTGTCATAGCAGCAGCATCAGCAAATTTCTGAAGCGTTTCCAATGTAATTCCTGTAGCCTTCTCAACACCATATATTTGTGTATATATAGGAAGCAACTGCGTAGCAAGGCTTTGAACATCTGCAAATTCGAAAGGCGTAACAGCTGCAAGTGCTTGCAACTCACCTATAAAACGTTTAGCCCTTTCTGCATCCTTAAGGAAAAAATTAAACGATATCCTCGCTTGTTCCATCTCTCCTGCAAGTTTTAATGGCCCAGCAATAAGGGCTGTCATCCCCACCCCAGCACCAGCTATCCCAAGCATCCCAAGTGGTGATGTTATCATCCTTCCTACTCCACCCAAAATGCTGCCTATTCTACTCACGAAACTTTTTGCACCACTTAAAATGCTCGAAAATACAGGCGTAACTTGGTCAACCGCATGCACAACGACACTCCACACTTTGCCAGCAATTCTACTCAAGCCTGATTGCGCACTTGCTACCGCTGGTGCTGTATTATCAATCGCTGTTATGGTCGGCTTATAAGTCGTATTCAGGGAACGGGCTAACTTCTTATTTGTTAATTCGGCATTTTGGGCGAACCTATTAATACGCTCATTTGCTTGCTCTATGACTGGTGCTGATTGGTCTTGTGCGGTAATTAAAAGCTCTACCTTATAGGTCTCGTTAGCCATCTTTCCCCCTTATCTTCTCTAATTCTTCTTGCTCCTGCTCTAACTCCACCAACATGCTTGCACGCATAAAATCACGTATCTTTGGCGGCTTGCTCCAATACTCATCTGGAGTAATGCCACATCTTTGGAGCAGGTGGTGAATAATGGTCGCTTCACCACCCGCCCTGATTAGTTTTTTAAAGTTTCAACTCGGCTTTCATTTTCCTCGCTATTATACCCACTCAAACGCTCTATGAGTTCGATAACTTCATCCTTCTCGCCACGCTTCAGCACTTTATCCACCAACTGCCAACCAGCAAGAACATTGGCTTTCTCCCACAATTCTTTGTTATCCCAAATCATTGCCCTATCTTCTGGATGCGTGGCTTGGACAATCATCAATGAGTTAAACTTTGCGGCATTAAACTCCTGCGGTACTGCCAAATTGCCAAGTCTTTTATCTCGCACTGTTTTTGTAGCTTCTTGCCTACACTCCTCGGCTTCTTCATCGGTCAACCCACGCACTCGGAATGAAAATAACTCCTTCCCATCCCTAACCACGTGGTATGTCTCATATTCTACAATTGTGTCCATCGCTTTTAGAATGCCAGCTACATCCCTTAGTATGACATCTTCTTTACTTAATAACTCCTCTTTATCAACCTTACTCACTTCTCACCCCTCCTATGTGTGTGCGTGTAATACCCCCATAAAGTTTAATCTTGCATCTGGAGCTCCTTTTGCTAAACTGTCCAACACTTTTTTAAGTATCTTGGCGTCCTTTATTACTGTCTCTGTAAATGTCAAAGTAACTGTATAAGATTGGGGTATTGCCCATACTTGTTTATTACCAGCGGCTTGGTAATCGGTATTGGTCAGGTTTATCTGTGCTTGGAATGTGTTTACTTCAGCAAGCAAATTACCATCGCCGTCGTACAACTCACCATCGTAACCACGAATAATATGATTAGGCTGGAATGTTCCTCCATCAAGGGCCGATTGCAATTCTACTGGAGCATTTACCCTGAAACTCCATGCTCGTTGCACAATATCCCCTGTCCGAACATTCACGATGTCAATCGCACCATCAGGTACACAATCTCGGAATATATATCTGCCATCTGCCATATTCTTTCACCCCCTTTTATACTGGAGCAAATCTAAACTGGAATGTCAAGTACAGCTTCTCTGCACTATCGGTATCATCTACTTGTATGATAAACCATGCGCTATCGCCTTTTGGAGGGTTGGTCGGGTCTTCATAAATCTGACCAGCAATTAGTGCCCCTTCATTAATCATCTCATTTATTACCCCTTGCGCTGCTGCCATCAATGTAGCCCTACCATTAGCGTCATTATTTATCTTCCCAATCAACAAGTCCCAAGTCGCACCAATTCTGTCAATCAGCGTGTCCCTTNTCCTTACTCTTCTTATCTTCCTCCAGCCCATGTCCATGTCGGCCGTCGGAGTTATAAACGTATTAATGCCTTGCTCAATCTGAACCTGCTTTTGAGCATTATAAGTATACGCTATTGCACCATTATTAATGGCATTCTCAATATCGGTATTCGATAATGCACCTTTTACTGCTACTGCTCCACTCACCACTGCATGTGTCAAACTCTCTGTAATATCCGCACTTGCAATCATCCCTGCCACTCTTCCTGCGGCCTTATACCCTTCTACCACTTTACCGTCAGAGTACTCTAACCCATTTAACACAAACACGATGGCTGGATCATTAAAGCTTCTTGCTGTAGCTAACCTCGTTACTAAATCAATTGTAGTCGGCTGGCTTAACACCGCCATAACCCTCTTACCACTTTCTCGCACCCTATCAATGTATGCTTGTATAGATGCAAACAGCGTAACATCTTCCGAGTCAACTACCAGAACATTCCAATCCTCTGCTTCAAGTGTAGTCAACGCTGATAGGAC